TATGGTATCCTAGTCTTTTTAAGCCCGACGATTTCTAAACGGGACAGCAGTGTTATCTTTGCATAAAAATAAAAGCATTATGGCAAATAAGAATAAAAGATATACAAGAGAGTTTAGTTATACTAGACCTATTATGTATCAGGGGGAAGCATATCCCTCTGCTGATTCTGTGATAACTGATGAGCTTGGCAACAAGACCAATGGAACTATCTTTACAGATGCCTATGGTCAGTACTATACAAAGGATAAAGAAAACAATATCTTTCCAGTGATGCCTGTGGAGAACCTTGACGAAGTTACTATAACTGCCAAGAATAAGAGAGAACCTTTGTTGTTTAATCATTACTTGACAGTGAATGATAACACAAGAGTGAACAACCTACCTCATAGAGAATATAATACACATCTCAAGGCTAATACTGAGAGAGGTGCTAGAGAACATGCTTTATGGGATAAAGAGCATCCTAACCTATCAGCATGGAGGGATGCAGCTACAGCAGTACCACTTGCAGTTGCTGCTACCCCTATAGTGTTAGGTACTGGGCAAGGACTCCTTGGCACTACAGCAGGTCAAGCAGTTAAACATGGACTGACAGCTCTTATGGAGAATCCTTATGTAGTAGGTGCTAATGATGTACTTGGATTGGGGTTTGCAGGAAAGGGTGCTTATGATGTGACACAAGGTAAGTTTACTCCTGAGACTGCTATGGAATTAACAGGCTTCTATCCTTTTGGTAAGTCTCTTACAGGATTGACTAAATCTAGGAAGATAAATAAAGGAATGGAAAATATTCTTGCAAACAGCAATAACTCTAACCCTTTTATCAATGAAGATATAGTATTCAACTATAAACAAGACCCTTTAGAGATGCATTATGCAAGAGCTAAGGTTAAAGGTTATAGTCCTAATAGAATAGAATATTATAACTTAACAGAGGATTCTAATAAGAATATGCAACTTATGCAAGAGTTAGCACCAATGTATGATGCTACTCCAGAAGAACTATTATCAGCATATAGAAATCATTTAGCTACAAGAAGTGGTCATGCAGCAACTTTAATGGATAAAAGAAATACTATAATTCATGATGGAATGCTTCCTAAGTCTCATGCTAGTGCTATTCTCTCACATGAAGTAGATCATGCTTTACACATACTAGATGAACCTGTACCTGATGGAACATTTTTCCCCAGGATTAAGCTAGGTGGAGATTATTTTACAAGAAATAATAATACAGAGGTAGCAGCAAGAGGAAGTCAATTACATGATTACTTTGGACATACAGGGTCAGAACCTATTACAGCGGAAGAATTGAAATATGCCAAAGAACATTATGTCAAAGACACAGGTATTAATAACAATATGAGTAATATGTTGTGGAGTATTAATGATTATGATGCTTTAGCTAAGTGGATGACAAAGTATTCTACTGGCATTGTACCATTAGGAATTATAGGTAATAATCAATTAAGCAATAATGAATAGTATGTATATGATAACTGGTGACATTCATAATGATGAAGATGCTAAAAAAGCATTAGATAATACATGTAAGCATTACAAATCTATATATAAAAAAATATTAAGTAGTATTAGCCATAAAGACCTAACGTTTTTAAATGCTAAAGAATGGTTCAAGAACCTTCCTTTACGTTATGCAAATAATTATTATCCTGAGGAAGTTAATCAAGTAATAGATGAATGCTTCAAACTATTATATGATTATTGCATAAAGGAACAAATTATAGATTCAAATATTACTTATGTAGAGTTTTATGATGGAAAAGGGCTTTGTAATGAAGATTATCCTATAAGTAGGTGGTATGGAGAGAATGGTCCTCTAGGAAGATTATTAGACTAAAATATATTTATTATAAATAAAGGCACAATCCTTAACTGGGTTGTGCTTTTTGTATTTATATACCCTTAAATAATTAAGATATGGACATAACAATCAACAATGAGGTGCTAAAGAAAGAGCATCTTACCATGGGTGAGTTCCTTGTGATGCTCATGGGATTCTACAATGTGAGATATAAGGACTGTTTTGACAGCTTAGTGGATAAGAAGATAATCTATAAAAATGTCTTTGACAAGGATGACATGGTTCTATCAGATAACACAAGGAACTTGATTACCAATATCCTTATGAAGTCTGACAAGAGAATGTCCAATAGTAACATTGATTTTACGAAACTTGCCAAGAAATTGCAAGACCTATACCCTACTGGTTGTAAGTCTGGCACTACCTACTCTTGGAGAGATAACACAGAGACTATAGCTGATAAGTTGAGGGCTTTGGTAGTAGTACATCATTTCTCTTTTACAGAGGAAGAAGCTATCAAGGCTACCAAGGAATATGTAAGTTTCTTTGGTGAGGATAAAGGGAATATGCAATTATTGAAGTATTTCATCCTAAAGACAAAGAAAGATGGTGACATAGAATCTATGTTCATGACCATCATAGAAAATAATAGATAATATTTTAAACTTTAAATAATATGAGCAACAAGAATTTTACAGAGACTTTTAAGTTAAAAAACATTAGTATTGATTATAAAATCAATGAAGAGAAAGGTATTGTAGTAGCCATTGAGAAATTTGATTTTCCAAGTGGTTTCAAGAAGAAATACAATGACCATATCAAGACCACTGGTGTAGCCAAGGTTAATAAAGAGGCAGGTGAAATCTTTAATGCTGAGATTGGTAAGAAGATTGCAAGAGCTAAGGCTGAGAAAGAGGCATTCATCCAATTCAAGCTTAGAGTTCTTGAGATGAAGTGTAAGTTGGAAGGATTGCTGACAATCACCAACAATACCATTGACAAGATGACTACCAACATTCAGCATCAGAAAGAATACATTAAATCATTTTAATCATGAAGATAATATTAGATGAAAAAGCATGTCTCAAAAAAAAGTTAACCTTGCAGGAAGCACTCATTGCAGCAGCTGTAAGCATGGGAAATTTCAAAGGAACCTTTGATAACTTGATTAATAGGCAAGTTCTAGGTATCACAGGACAAAGCATAAACTCTGAATGGGAAAACATCATCAAGGGACTAATTGGCTCTGATGAGAATGAAAGACTTGCTGCATTAGCTGTAAAGGTACAGGAATGTTTCCCTAAGCAGAAAATGGTCAATAACTATGGTCAGGAATCACCATTCTATTTCAGATGCAACAAGACTGAGATTAAGAATAAACTCAAGAAGTTCTTGGAAGTATATGGTGAGGTATCTGATGAAGACATCATTGATGCTACCAAGAGATATGTCAACTCCTATGCTCCTAAGGGATACAGAGGCATGAGACTTGCAAAGTATTTCATCTTAAAGGATGACAGGAAACTATCAGCAGATGATGAAGTTCATGTTGAGCAACTTTCAGACTTGGCTACCTTCTTGGAAAATAAGACTGAGGAGAAAGCAGAGGATATTGTTGATGGTGATGATTGGTTAATGAATAGTAGGAACTAACATGGATAAGGAAACATTGAAAGGTATTCTAGACCCATACTACCCTACTCTTCAAGAGATGATGTGCAATCTAAAGGAACATACCATAGGAAGGGATGTAATCAAGGTAATCACATCAGCAGGAACAATAACAATTAGATTATGAGTTTAGTTCAAAGAGTATTACAAAATGCAGAAGAGCGAAGACAAAGGATTCTTAGTGGAAAAGTTAATTGCATACCATCTCCTTTCAAGACCTTTAGATATGACTTTCCGGGAGTGGAATTAGGTACTTATTATTTAGTGTCGGGAAGTGCTAAAGCTTCTAAGTCTAAGATAACAAATTTCTTATTCCTCTATAATACAATCTTATATGCTTATGAACATCCAGAGTTAGTTAAGGTAAAGATATTCTATGCTCTTCTTGAAGAGAAAGCTGAAAATATTACAGGCAAGTTTATTTGCTATTTACTATATAAGCTATCAGGAGGTAAAATAAGGATAGACATTAAGACATTTAAATCTGTAGATGAGGGAAGAATACTTTCTGCTGATATACTTGAGTTATTAAATACTCTTGAATATCAATCTATACTTAATTTTTATGAAGAACATGTAGATTTTATTGTGGATAGGAATCCAACAGGTATCTATCATACATTGGAGAAGTATGCAGAAGCCAATGGAACTATTCATAAGAAGAAAGTAAAAGGGTATGATAAGGAAGTGTTTGACTATTATGAACCAAATAATCCAGAAGAATATGTAATATGCATTATAGACCATATAGGGTTAGAAATTAGCCGTCCTTAACAGTAATGTTTAGGATTATTAAGGAGCAAAGTCGGTGGATTTTAAGGGTTTTATTAAGTACTTTAGTTTCTGTTTCAATTAATGTAACTTTGTACCATAATTATAAACTATATAAGTATGGAAGATAAAAGTTACATGGAGTATAAAATATGCGCTCCTAGAGACCCAAGGTTTATTCAAATGTTAGTAGATGAATACAACAATACTAATATCTCTCTAAAAGATTTAAGTAAGAAGTATCATACTGATGCTTATTATGAATTTAAAATTCATAATATTCCAATTAGACCTAAGGGTGTGCAGAGAAGTTTAACTAGAATAAATTGTATAACCTTAAATTGGAACTTTGAGTCTATAGAAACAGAAGAACAAGCATATATTACAGGACTATTATTTGCAGATGGATATACTAGTCATATGCAAATAGGTCTAAAATTAAAAAGAAGTGATAAAACATTATTGAAAAGAGTAAAAAACTATTTTTCTCCAAATATAACTATTCAAGAACAATCAAATGGTTTTGGTTTTGTAATATCTTCAGATATTGCTTGTAAAAATTTAAAGCAACTTGGAAAAGTTAAAACTGGAGAACCTATACATATTCCTCAAATGAAGGATTCTTTAATTAGACATTTCATTAGAGGTTACTTTGACGGTGATGGTACAATATTTGTCTGTAATAATAATAATGTAAAATTTTTCAAGTCCAATATTTGTTGTGTTACTACAAGTATTCTAGAAGAATTTCAGCAACAGTTACAAGCCAATGACATTTGTTGTACTATCAATAAAGAAAATAGGAAAGGTAAAACAATGAGAGTTCCAGAAGGAACTTGTATTTGTACTTTTGATATGTATAGATTATTCATTCGCAAGAAAGACTCAATAAAAAAGTTTTATCATTATCTTTATGATAATTGCAATATATACATGGAAAGAAAAAGAAAAGTATTTGAAGACAACAAAGAGCTGTTCAATTATATAAGACCTAAGAAAATACCGAGCTAACTTAGTGGATTGCGAAAGGCTACTAAGTAGTGTAGAGCATAGGAGATGAATAAATATAATTCTCCCAAGAGTGTTCCTCACCCTTTTTTACCTAAGGAGGGTGAATATATATGCCGACCTTATGGGAAACCATAAGAACTATAGGATAAAAAGCCTGTAGGATAACAAAGTGTAATTAGCACAGAACGTGGTATGGACTTAAGAAACTCTATCAAAAAATTATCCGAGTATCTTAAGATAGTTCGTAATAAATTCAACTATATACCAGTAGTAGTACAACAGCAAAATTCTGAGAACAACTCACTTGAGGCATTTAAGGCAAATAAAATTCGTCCCTCACAGAAAGGGTTACTGGATTGCCAAGACACCTCACGCGACGCAGACCTATTTTTAGGTATAACTTCACCGTATGCTTGGGAATTAAAAGATTACTTGCATTATGACATAACCAAATTAAAAAGCTATGCAAAATTCTTGGAGGTTGTACAAGGAAGAGATGGAGAAAGTAATGCCATCCTTGGTATGTATTTTGATGGAGCGACAGGATATTATGCACCACTTCCAAAGTATGACAATCTAGAGCAACTTAACAAGGTATATCAGTTAATCAAAAAGAATCAAGAGAATACATCTAAGTAGCTTTCTTGGTTTAACATAGTAAAATCAAAAGCAAGATACTTAAGATACTTATCCTAAGTATATTTGCAGTCCAATAACAATTTAAATAATAAAGAGTAGAAAAAAAAATGGCAACAATTATTGCAATTTTAGGAGCCTCTGGTGATGGTAAGACAACATCTACTATCATTAATCCAGATGGCAAGTTTGACCTTGAACATTATCAAGGTATGGATCCAAAGAGTCATTTTATCATTAACCTTGATAGAAAAACTCTTCCTTTCCCAGGAGGTATGTGGGACACAGAACATAAGAATTATATAGAACCTACGGATTTTGCAGGTATTAAGAAGGCACTTGAATATTGTGCTAAGACAGAAAGCATCAAATCTGTAGCTATTGATACAGTAAACATCTATCTTGCTATGAAGGAGTTTAATGACCGCAGAAAAATGACTTTTGATCAATGGAGAGATGTGGCAAATGATATTATTGAGCTTAATATCCTCTGTAATACTACTCTTCGCAAAGACCAAATTGCCTATATCTTTGGTCACACTATGTTTCAAACACAGCAAGATGGTACAGAGAAAATGGTATTCTCAGTTATTGGCAAGAAACTTACAAAGACTCAGCCAGAAGGTTTCTATCCTATTGTTCTTATGACAAGAGTAGAATATGGTAATGATGGTGCTAATAAGTATTTCTTCCAAACAAAGGCTAACCACTCATCAGCAAAAACTCCATTAGGTCTCTTCAATGACTTTGAGATTCCTAACAGTCTTAAGTTAGTAGATAGCAGAGTAAGAGAATACTATAAAATGTAAATAATTCGTATATAGGAGTACTCTAAGAATACCTTAGCAGGATATTTATAGATAAGATAAAGTAGATACCTTTTCATAACTTTGCAATTATTAAAATTGTAAAGATTATGAAATTAAATGAGACAAAATCTTTTTTAAGAATTCCTGTAATTTATGGTATTCAAAATACAAAGAGCTGTAAATGGTATATTGGAAGTTGTATTGACATGAAAGACAGATTTCAACGCCATAGATACTATCTAAGACATAATAGTCATCACTCTCCAAAATTACAAAGAGCTTATAATTTATATGGAGAAGATTCTTTTGAAGTTCATATTTTGCATTTCTTACAAGAAAATGAGGATAGATTTATTTTAGAAGAACAATATATTAAAGATTATGATAGTGTAGCAAATGGCTACAATATACTAGATAAATGCAAACATGTGGATGGTTTTACTTTTTCTATGAAGGCAAAAGAGCATTTCCTAGAATATATTAAAACATTAGAAAAATCTGTTATTGCAATAGATAGATTCTCTGGAAATATAGATAAAACATTTGAATCCATAACACAAGCTGCAAAATACTTCAATACTAGTACTTCTAATATTAGTAGGGTTTGTAAAGGTAATCTTAATTATATCAAGGATCATGTGTTTGTTTATACCAAAGACTTTGAAGAAACAAAAGATTATAGAGTACAAAATCATTGGAAAGGAAAACCTAAAAGTGAAGCTCAAAAAGAGAAAATGCGAAGAAATAGCAAATTAAATTGTCCTATTTATAAGTATGATTTAGAGAATAATCTCATTAGCGAATATTATTCAATCTCTGATGCAGCTAGACAACATAATATGAGTGCTGATTCTTTAAGGTATCAAATAAATAAGCATCAAATAGTTAATGGTTTCCTATTTTCACGAGTAAAAGTAAACAAAACATTATAAACAACAATTTAAAATATCAAGATTATGGAAAAAAGAATTTCATTTGATCAGTTTCAGTCAGTAAAGCGTGTAGCACAGGCATGTAATCCTCTTATTGTAAAGAGAAATAAGATTAAAGAGAAGATTGAGAAACTTGCTAAGGAATACAAGGACTATGATACACAAGTTGCTTCCTTGGAGGCAGGTATCAAGCAGGTAATTGGTTTTCGTGTAGAGGAGCTTGTAAAGAAAGTAATTGAGCCTGGTGTAGATGCTAATGGTCAGCCTAAGAAGACCACCAAGTATCTTCCTACAGACATTGTATCTTATGATGAGCAGCACAAGCAGTTTGTCATTTCCCTTCCTAACCCAGAAAATACTGCAAATCCCTCAGTTGAGAGTGAAAGTACAGAAACCTCAAATGAGGAAAATAAAATGGAAGCCCCAACTGATGTTGCAGAGGAGGAACCTACTACAGATGCACCAATCTTTGAGTAACAAACAATAAATATATTAACAAATATTCACAATTTAAATTTTAAATCAAACAGTTATGATTAACAAAGTAAATTATTGCCTTCTTGCCATTGGCAAGACACAGGAATCAACAGAGACAGCAGAGTTCAAGAAGTATATTGGAGTAGGTTCTTCATTTGTAGTGGCAGTAAACCCTACAAAGAAAGAACTTGAGACAATTTATGGTAGAGAAATGACTAATGACCCTGAATATGTAGTTGACACTGATAATGGCAAGGAAGCACGTATTACATTTGTGGTAAAGACAGACCCTAATACCTGCAATGGTGTTGAATTACTCAACAGAGTAATGTTCACCTTACGTAATACCCCTGCTTATAACAGAGACCAAACTAAAGTACAGGTTATTGATAAGTATGGCAATGTTACATGGACAGATGTTGAGACTGCCAAGGCAGGTAATAAAATCGTTACACCTAATGGTCATGATGCTAAGATTGCCACAGGCTATCGCATGGCATGTGTAGGTGAGGCAGACCTTGTAGGATTTTTGAAGTCTTATCTCTGTGTAGGGGATGTCTTTAACTATGTGAATGGAGCTTGGGTACTGAAAGATGATGCTGAGAATTATGTTTTTGGTCTTGAGCACATCAAAGACTATTTCACAGGTGATTTCTCAGAGATTAAGGAAGCCATCAAGCTTCAACCAAACAATAAGGTAAAGCTTCTCTATGGTGTACGTACAACTGATGAGGGTAAGCAATATCAAGCTGTAGCTACTCGCAATGGTATGGTTCTTCGCAATAGCGCAGGTTCCAATGCTCTCGCTAGATTAGAGAAAGAGCTTGCTAGTGCAAAGGAAGCTGGTAGCTATTCCAATGTAGAATATAAGGTTCAGGAACTTACAGAGTTTGATGTAAAGGCTACAGACCTTTCTTCTGCCCCATCTGAGGATTCTACATCTACAGATGATGACCTTCCTTGGAATTAATTGTAAATAAATAACTTTCAAAGTAATAATCTTATGGTAATAGGTAAAACCTCTCCTAGTACTATTTCAAAGACAGAGATATTCAGTAAGTTCAGTGAGGCGCAGGTATTAAATACTGTGCTTCCTGAAGTTACAGAGATTCCATGTCTCATTAACTCTCCATTAAGAGTTGACAAGCATCCTTCCTTTAGAATATATATGAGTGAGCATAATCACATCAGATATATAGACTATGCAACAAATGACAAGGGAACATTGCTTGAACTATTGTGTAAGTATTGGAATTGCACATTCAATCAAGCATTAGATAAAATCTGCAAACTAATGATAAAGGATGACAATGTGGTCATTAAGCCAAAGCAGATAAAGACCTTCACCAGAAAGGAGACTAATCAGATGTCTAAGATTGAGGTGAAGGTTAGACCTTGGAGAGACTATGACTATGAGTATTGGGAATCCTATGGCATCACTAAGCCATGGTTGAAATATGCAGAGGTTTATCCTATCTCCTATAAGATTATTACCAAGAAAGATCCTACCACAGGTAAGAGTAGCAGATATATCTTCCCAGCAGACAAATATGCTTATGTCTACATAAATAGAAAGGAAGGTAAGTTACAAATGAAAATTTATATGCCATTTAATACGAGAGGTTTTAAATGGTGTTCCAAGGCTGACAAAAGTGTCATAGACTTATGGACTAAAATCCCTGAATATGGGGATAAGGTCATAATATGTAGTTCCATGAAAGATGCATTATGCATTAGTTGCAATCTTCATATACCCACCCTATCCTTACAAGGAGAAGGTTACAGCATGTCTCAGACAGCCATCAATGAGTTAAAGAGAAGGTATAAGAAGATATTCATATCATTTGATACAGACATTCCTGGTAGGCAAGACTCTGCTAAGTTGGCAGAGGAAACAGGTTTCATTAATATAGTTCCTAACCTAAGGGAATGCAAGGACTATAGTGATGCTTTCAAGGCTTATGGAAAAGAATGGTTTGTAAAAACCTTAAAAGACCTATTCAACTAAACTATAGAGACACACTAATCATTAATTTAAAAATATTTTAAAAAGAAATTATTATGGAAAGAGAAATTCTTATTGCAAATACAAAGACACAGAAAAGAAGTAAGATTACTAGTAGTGCAATGACACTTGGTGAGTTGAAGGCAGATTTGCGTGCAAAGGGCATTGATTATACTGATATGACCTTCACTGAGGGAATCTCAAAGACTCAGTTGCTTGATAATGCAACCCAGCTCCCTCAGAATGTAATGTATAAAGGTCAGCCTACCAACAATTTGGTTATTCTTCTTACCAACACTAAGAAGAAGATTGCTTCTGGTGCAATCAATAGAAAGGAAGCTTATACACTCATCAAGGAGGCTGGATTACAAGAAGCAGTAAAAACTAAGTTTGGCAAGAACTTTACACAGGTATCTACAGAAGATTTGATTCATACATTAATGGAAAATGGTGTAAAGATATATGATACTACACCAAAAGAGGTTTCTAAAGAAGAGCCTAAGAAGGAAGCTTCTACTGAGGAAGAATCAAAGGATATAGAAGAGGAGGATGAGTACTATGAGGACGAGGATAATTATACCCTAAAGGATTTCATTGCTCAAGTATGCCCAGATACTATCGAGGATACACTTGTCATACATATTGCATCTCTTGCAAAAAACAATGCCATTAGTGTAGATGAACTTCAAGAGTTGAAGAATGACATTGACAATATCATTAATCTTCTCAATAAGAAGGAAAAGCAGGTTTCAAATCCTATAAGTACATCTGATGGTAGCATCAATGATGATGATATTGATGACATGATTAATGACATCATGTAATCTGACTGTTTGGTATTTTGATTGTATAGGGAGTAGGGATTAAGTTCTTTACTCCCTTTTATTTTAACTTAAAACAATATCATTATGCAATACACAATCAATCAACTATACCAGCATATTTACGAAAAGGTAGATAACATCTATGATATATTCAAGGGATTCTTTGGCGAAAATAATGTAGATTTACAGTACACAATTGCTAGAAATACAGTAATATCATACATTATAGCTGAACTACAGCGTAAGAATGTAGACCTAGACCTTAAAGACCAAGAATATAATACAAGCTATGATGTTCCTGATAGTGCCCTAGAGTCTCTGGAAGCCTTCTTTGCTCTGAATAAATCAATTATCTATGTATGGTGGAACAGGGTTAAAATTACCAATGAGAACAATAAGTCTGTCACTATCCAAGACCTTTATGCAAAGATTGAGGTGCAAATGAATGGCAGAATTCCTTATGAGAATCATGGATTTCTTCTTAATAGAGCTACTTATAGCAAAGAACAGTTCCTAAGTGACTATATGCATAGTCATATCTGTGGAATACCTAAAGACGATTTTACTAAATTTGAGAAGCCATGTCTAGGTACTGGACCTATCAATGGTACCATTATGACATTAAAGAATGATTATGATGAGGTTACTTGGATGCTATTCTGTGATGAGTTATCCTTGTATGTTACAGTAGAGTCTTTAACAGGAAGACCTTATAAATATCTAGAACATATAGGAAGCAGAGAAAGGCTTTATAGATACAATGGCTTTAATTTTACCAATAATGCGTATGCTGAAAAATTCTATATATGTTTCTCTAAGGAGGACTTTATAAAATTTATCAAGTATTATCTACAGAAAGGACATTTATCTATTACCTATAAGAATGGCAAGTACTCATGTGGTATGCCATATTATGAATATATCATAGATATTAGTAATGCATTCATTGATTATTACAATGCTTATCTTATAGGTAAAGAGAATTCAGATAGACTGTTTAACTGTGGTATACTTAACTATGTATTATTTGTCAATGGTAAATTCTATAGGAATGAAAATACTACTTGTAGAAATCTAGATAGATATAGGAATAACTTCGTTCTTAACTTTAAAGGCAAGGATATATATACAACCATTACAGAGGATGCAGAAAGCGAGAGTACTTTAACTACTGTCATAGATAATGATATAGCTATGTATATCCTGAAATCAATTCTTAGAATAATTAATTTTAGATACAATAAAAATGAATATAAATTCACAACAGCAGGAACCAACCAAGGAACTTCCACAGTTAAAGAAAGGATCAGCTACCTATAAGCTCATTGTTCCTGAGAAGGTAGAAGAGAAGATTAGGTATCTACTTAGGAAGTTCCCATCTACAGAATGGTCTGGAGTATTATTTATCAAGCATACAGGTTCCTTTGAAAACAATGATTTGATTATCACCTGTGAAGACCTATATCCTATGGATTTAGGTACATCAGGTTGGACAGAGTTCAAGATGAATGAGGATGTATCAGCTTATATGGCTGAAAACATAGAGCTGTTTGATTGTGATGTAGCATTAGTGCATTAACTTGTGAGTGCACATTAAATTGGGTGAATTGCTGGAAACTGGTTGACAAACCACAATCAGCAGCCAAGCTTAGTGGATTAAAATCCCTTTGAAGGTTCAACGACTAACGAATATTTATTGTAATTAACAAGCCTAGAGTTTGATATGAATAAAGTAGAAAAAGCAACATTAATTGGTTTAGTACTAGGAGATGGTCATATAGACTGTTCTAAGAATAAAGGTATATATACAAATTCTGCAATAACATTTATTCATTGTAAAAAACAAAAAGAATATTTAGAATGGAAAGCAGATTTGTTATGGAATATATTTGGAGGTAATAAACCAAAAGTTATTGAGTTTACTAATAATGGGTATAATGGAGTAAAAATGATGAAATCTAATAAATATTTTAGAATACTCCATAAATATCTATATAAAAATGGCAGAAAAACCATACCATTAAAAGCATTAAATCGTTTAACACCATTAGCATTAGCAATATGGTGGATGGATGATGGGTGTTTGTTTGCTAAAAAAAGAAATAATAAAATACATGCTTGGGAACTTTATCTTAATACTTATTTATCAGATGAAGAAAATCAAATAATTATTAATTATTTTCAGCAAAGATGGAATATATTATGGAAGATAAACCATGATAAAGGACGTAGTAGATTAAGATGTTCTACTAAAGAAGGTAGAAAATTTCTTAATATAATACGTCCTATAGTAAACAAAATACAATGTATGCAATATAAAGTTATAAATATTTGACACGAGTGCCCAACCCTACAGATTATTTCGTAGGTGATGATATAGTCTGAACTTGTTTATATTTGTCATAGGAAGGATGATTTACTCTTTGTAAAAATCTATCATGCTTCCTTTTATAATAAAATGGAAGATGCTCGTAGCATTGAAATAATCTATAAGTATCTTTTTTACGTGCAAAAGATAAAGAAGGTATGGAATCATATTGATGTATATGCTTCTTATCTATCTTTAGATGTTCACATATCCCTTCAAGAATAGCATGGGTACCTTTAATATTAATATACATTGTATTATCTTGACATAAGACTCCTGAGGATTTTCGTACAGAATCTTGTATATGAATAGAACCATCTGCATCAAATAAGCCAATGATGAAAGCATCTCTAAATTGCTTTGGAATATTTGGGATAATGTTAGGTAGTGTAAAACTCTTTCTAGGAGTAATACCATACTTCATAATATCATGTACAATCTGAGGGGTACTAAAAGCTAATCTAGCATGATGAATTATCTTAGATTTATCAAAACCTGATGGTCTTCTTATTTCTAATATTTTATGTGTGTTACCAATTTCTGATTTTATGAACTCCAATATAGCCTTATCTTCCCACTTAACAGTGATAGTTAAGGTTATTGTTGGTCCATACTTTGCAGGAACTAGAGCACCATCAGCAGCAATGAAACCTAAGATATAGGCTTTAGCATAGGTATCTATAGTTTCAAAGTAATGAATATTCCCAGGATCAGGTCTAAACTTTAATCCTAGACTACGGATATAGCTAGATACTGTGACAGCATTTAAATTCAGAATCTTAGAGATTTGGGTAGGAGTATTCCCTTCATGTAATAATATACCAATTTGTTGTTTTACTTCATCTGTAATAACACAATTTGGATGAGCATTTATAAATACTCCTTCTCGTCTTAATAGCTTCCTAATACACTGAGCATCATTATCAATATTAAAAGAATTAAGGAGTCTAGCTATATTAGCACAAGTATTACCTTGTTTATAGCTTTCAAGAATAAAATCCTTTTGGTTTTCAAATTTAAATCTACTCATAATTTTATTATTTATTATGAACAAAAATACAGAAAAATCATGAATAAGTGAACATTCTAAAATATACGCTAATGCAAACTAATTTTATTATTAAGAACAAGATTCCTAGGATAAAGAGCCTAGGAGATAACATAACGTCACATCACAATCTCGGAGCATTTCTGAGCAGTCAAGACATTAAGATGGTACAGCAAGAAGGCAATGATACCAACTGCTTTGTATCTCTTGTTGTTGATACTCCAGGAAACTATGTAGCTATTGTAACTAGAAAAGTACAAACCAAGTCTGAGGTTACAATCAAGAACTTGGGAACATCTTATGAGTTCTTTGGAGAAGGAAGCAAGACTATTACCAAAGAGAACTCTGAGATTACAAAGGTAATTGATAAGGAATTTATTGAATACTTTGACCTTGAGGTAGAAAGGCATGAGGTTATTAACAATCTTGCTTATCTTGATGACAGATTTGATGAAATAGAGAAGAAGAAAGCTTCAATAAAGAACAATAATCTTGGACTACCTTTTTATAGTAGCAAAGAAAATAATCAACCTAAGTTCCAATTAGGTGATGGAAACTATGATGATTTCAGAAGCTATCTACATAGAGATAACAATAAGGAAACCACAGGTAAGGAATTAGATTTATTTAATCAAGAACAGGATGAGTTATCTAAAGAAGACTATGATAAGTTAAATGAGGTTGCTAGCTCCAACTGGAAGCCAGATCCTAAGAAAGTTCATAGAGCTGTATGCAATATGGTCACATGCAACCTCATCATTAATCCTGATAAGTTCGACTTGAAGCAATGGATTCATAAGCACATGGTGAATGTATATGAGAGAATTTTCAATGATACACAATCCAATACTTATGAGAATGTGAATGCCTTTGCAGAATGGAGAGATTTCATCACTCAATTCACAATGGATTACTTTGATGTATCTGATGCTCCAGATGAACTGCTAGATAATTGGGATGTCCTCATGAGCACAATAGCCATAGCCATCTATGATGAGCTTAGTAAATATGCTAATGAGAATATATACATTCAATCTTATCAAGATGCTATTGAACACTATATAGTACAATAATTATGGAAACAAATACAATAGATAATATTCTTAATGACTTGGGAATGAGTACTACTCCTACTACACCTCCTACAGAAGCTATTTCTACAGAGAATGTTTCCAGTACTTTCTCTAATGAAGACATTAATGATATTCTAGAAGATAATGGCTTTTCAGAAGAAGGAATACAAGATGCTGTATTTGAAGAAGAAGATTCTGAGGAAGAAAGGGAGAATACCCAAGATTTAAGTAATACTGCCCAAGATGATGAAATGGAACATCAGCTTTATCAACAAGCTTTGGAAGAAGTAGACTCTGAAGTAAATGGTGATTCTGAGGATGCTACTCCTACAGAGGGACATGAAATCTCTAAGAATGATAAGATTCCACTGAATTCTCCTACCCTACTTATAGATGAATCTACATCTAGGTTCTCAGGTGCTGAATGGTTCAATGAGATACAGAAAGCTAGAATCATAGTAGCTGGATGTGGAGGTATCGGCAGCAACTTAATATTCCAACTAGCAAGAATGGTACCGGCTAATATTACCATCTATGATGATGATGTGGTAGAGATGGTTAATATGGCAGGGCAGTTATATAGCTATAGTGATATGGGTAAAGCAAAGGTTGATGCCATAGCTGATATGATAACTTCTTATTCCTCAATGCGACAAGTTAATGCTATTAAGGAAAAGTTTACTAGTCTTACTGAGGCAGGAGATATTATGATGTGTGGCTTTGATAATATGTCTGCAAGAAAGACATTCTTTAACTCTTGGTATGAGCATATTAAGAATAAAAGTAAGGAAGAAAGGACTAGGTGCTTACTGCTTGATGGCCGTCTTAGCATGGATACCTTACAGATATTCTGTATAAGAGGTGATGATACTTATAACATCAATAGGTATCAAAGTAATTTTCTTTTCTCAGAC